CTTAATTTCAAAGTTTGGTTTGTTATTGCTCTACCTGTATATTTTTCAACAGCAAATTGTGAAGCAGAAATTAAACTATTAAGATAAGTATCATCTTCACTACCCTCTAAACGTAAGTGTGTTTTTGCCTCTGCTAAAGTTATAGCTGTTTCAGACCAAGCTGTTGTTATAGTTAGACCTGCCATAGTAATTACTCACCTACTGGATTACCAACTCTTACACAACTAATACTCATTCTGCCATCTGCACTATTTCTAATAGCATTTACAAAAGAACCATTATCTACTTGAAATACTGCTTCTTGTCCTGCACCAATAACCATATCTGCATTTGTTGCAGTCCCAGCACTACTTGTAATACTAAAATGAGCATTTGTTGTAGATGCAATTCTTATTAATCCTGATGGAACTACCAATGCAGATGTACTAGCACTTGAACTTGCTATCGCTAGTGAAACATTATTTACTACTGAATAAATCATTTATTACTCCTATTTCTTTTTTTTACCTAATACTTTTTTTATTGCTTTTTTTACTTTGCTCTCACTTTTTTTTTCCATTTCATTGACAACTTTTGTTGCTTTTTCACCAACACTTTTTTCTGCTCTACCATCATTACACCATGCTGTTGCCATTTCCATTTCTAATTTTGTATTCATTTGGTAAGTTTCACCTGCTTTGTAAAGCATTGTTGATCCACCATTGTCAACTGCACCTACTACATCTTTATTCATTTTAATTTTCATTTTATCCTCCAATATAAATCTTTACTATCTTTTTCCAAAGTTTCTTAAAAAATTTTTTAATTTTTTTCATAATTACTCCTTTGTAAAGTATGGGGGATTTCTCCCCCACACCAAATTATTATTATTGATTCGCTTGTGATGAAGTTGGACCATGTAATGGTCTTCCTTTAACACCAACTACTCCAAAGACAGTTCCTGTACCATGAGTACCACTAAAGTTTAATACAACTCTAGAGTATCTTTTTCCACCTACATAACCAATAGCATAGACTGCATTACAGTCACCATTAGCATCAATAGTTTGGAAAATGCCTGAACTATCAACTGTTCCTCCAGTTACATCTGTATTAGATGTTACATCAGTAAATGTAGCATTGTCGTCAGAATGTTCTAATTCAATTTCAACTTTATTAGATGAACTGAATGTGATTCCTGGCGCACCTACGTTTACAACGTGTACTACAGAAGAAAAGCCTTGAGAATCAATAGCAGTACAGTTTGTATCTGCGTCTTTTACGATAGCATTTAAACTTTCGTCAATTGCTATGCCTGATTTTCCATCTTGCATTTTTATATCCTCCTATATATTACGCACCACATTGTAGAATCTGAATAGCTTCAGGTAAAATTACCTGTCCACCAATTCTTCTTCTTGCAATGTATCTTACGTTACCTGATGTTGCCTGAGTGAATGGATCTCTCATTACTGAAAGTGTAGTTCTATCAACAATCATATATGCTCTTCTAAAATCACCAAAAATTACTGGTTTTGCAGAAGAACCTATGTCAGCAACATCTGTTGCTTCAACATAAGGCGCACCTAAAATTGTGTTTGGAACACCCACTTGTAGTGAGAATCCTGCTTGGAACACATACTGTCCAGCACCATCTCTTAACTTTCTAATTAAAGCTAGAGTTGATCTGTTAAATACAAAAGTTCCATTTCTAGAATAGTCAGGTTTTACTGCATGGTATAAACTAATTAAAGCATTTGCATCAAAAGTTCCTGATGAACCTGATGCAGTTGTACCTACAGATGAGTTTGTTACTATTCCTTCAGGTTTACCAACTGAATTACCTGATACGAAAGCATTACCTTCAGCTTTTGCAAATTGCTCTGCAAACTCCGATGACATTTCTTGCTCAAGGTTGAAGACAGAATCTTCTAACTCTTGCTCTGAAATATCTACTAACGCATATAATTCATGTGTTGGTATTTCTTCTAGACCTACTGCATAGCCAGTAGTTTCACTTCTAGTTCCTTGCTCTGCAACAAATGTTGCTGCAAACGTACTTGTCTTTTTAGGGATTTGTACTGATCTATTAGTTGTACTTCTAACTCTTGCAATTGATCTAATTGGACTGATCTCAACAATACCTTTGATTAACTCTCTCACGTACTCAGGTGGAGCAAGATAACCAGCAGTATTATCATTAGACGCAGTAAGAACTTTTAATTCTTCTGGTCCTAGAGATTCTTTGCCCTCTCTCAACCATTTTTTGTAGACTTCCATTTCTTTAGTATCAGTTACTAATCTGTTACTTCCAAAATCAGGTCTAGAAATCATAGTTTCGATTCTGTTGAGTTGGTCTTTTTGTTCGTCTTGAGCAAGTTTTTGCTTAGTCACTTTTTGGTTTACATCTTCTAAATCATCAAGAGATTTTTCAATTCTTTTTAATTTTTCCGAAGTAATCACATCAGCAGAACCTTTAGCTTTAATTTGCTTTAGTTCTTCTTGGTGAGTGTGCTTAAACTCCTCAAACGCTTTACCTAGACCTTCAACAGCAGACTTAACTTCATTATTATCTAATGTAGCCATGATATCCTCCTAGATATTTGTTTGTTTGTTTGATAAAATGTTAGCAACCTTATAAATAAGATCAGCTAACTGTTTTGTATCATCATCCCGATGATTTAAAGCATCCATAAGAGCTTTTGCTCCAACTTTTGCTTCTGTTCGTGAAAGACCTCCAGCATCACGCAGGATTGTTTCCCACTCACGAATACTTTTTTCTCCTTTGACTGATTGAACAATTGCTCTTTCATTCATTGGAAAAGTTACTAATGATATTTCTAAAAGCTGTACTTCATTTAAAGTTCTTGTTCTTTTAGATTCATTGTAAGTTTGTTTTTCAGGATTTGCACGAAAGCCAATTGACATACCATCAATAGCACCCATCTTCATTAACTCATAAGTTTCTCTTCCTTTTTGAGTTCCTAAAGCTAGTCTTCCTTTTACATACAATCCTTTTGAATCTTCAAATATTTCTTCAAATATTCCTATTGGTTCATCTGTTTTATGTTGAGATAATAATTTTACTTTACTAGCTGGTCTTTCAGCTAAACTTTTTGTAAATGCACCTTTGGCAACAATATCATTACCATTATCAACATTACCAAATGTAGAAGCATAACCCATAAAAACACCTTCTTGTTCTGTTTTTATTTCTGCAAAAAAGATTTGTTTTTCTGTACAACCACAACCACATGTACCATCCATACAATCTTTATCTTCTTCTAATTCTTTTTTCTTTGGTTTTTTATCTTTGTCATGTTCTTCCCCATAGTGACGTTTTGGTTTGTTTTCTTCCTCATCATCTTCCATAGGTTTTTTCATTTTTGCTAATTGATTCATGTATTCATCATGTGTCTTGCAAGGCATAAATACTTTTCCACTAGGAGTGTCATGTGAATGTACACCTGAACAACCTATTTCTTTTGCTCTTGCACCTGCTTCGCCTGGATTATCATATTCATCTTTTCCAACACGAGCTTTGTCTTTTTTTGGTTTTTTATGATATTTTTCTTCTTCTAATAACATTTTTATGTCCTCCTCTTTTTTATCATTATATAGACCATTGCATACTGCAAATCTTTGACTTCTGTCTGGAAAATCATCAACTGATGTTTGATCACCCATACATCTTTCTAAAAAATCTTTTCTTTTTTCTTTATCTCTTGGTTTTACAAGTGGCATTAATCTTTCCAAATTTTATTCAATAAAGATTTAACCCAAATCTTTATCTTATTATGAAAGAAAATACAACCTACATAACCTATAATTATTCCAAAAATTATTTCCATGTTATCCTCCAGTCATATAATCAGGTGTTGTATAAACAACAACACACCGACAGTTTATTGTTTCTTCAGGACCACCAGCAGGATCTCCTGGATATTTTAAAAGAGAACCACCCACTTCAAATTTTCCATTTATATCTACTTGTTGTCCATTTGCAAAAGCATGTGTAATTCTT